AAAGTCGCAATATTAGCGGAACGCCTACGATGCGAAAAAGCGAGAAAAGAAGTGGCCAGCTTGTCTATGCAAATATGTCCCGAGAACAACAAAAAATATTTGATGAAGCGGTGATGGAAAGATCCCGACAATACCGTGAAGAGTTTAAAAAGGAGAACGAAGGAAAAGAGAAAGATTCTTTCTATTCACAAAGGTTAGATGCTCAACATCAGCGTGCCAGCCGCGATGTCATGATGGAAACATTAAATTCTGGCGGTGTACTTGGTGACAAAGAGGCGTTGATAGAACAAGGCGTTATCAAAGGTGACTTTGCAACTGGTAATGCAGACCGATCTTATGAGATAGAAGGCAAACCAGTATCAAAAGAAGAGTATGACGCTAGACTAGAAGAGTTAGACCGTGACGGAGATGTTGATACGGTGGTGGCGGACGCCATACGCCCCAATCCTGGCTATATAGAACCCACTAATGCAGAATTAGATGCGGCATATGATGCTGGAAAAAGAGGAGTGGGAAGTCCTAATGAGCAACTAACTTCTACCGAGAAAATTAGAGCCAGGGTTCAAAGAGGAGAAATAACACCGCAACAAGGCCTGGCAGAAGTACAAGCGTTGAATACGGATCCCTCTAGTCCCGAGTATCGAGAAAGGGCGGCTAGTGATAAAGCCATTCTGAGAGAAAGAGGAGAAAGCGCACAGGATGGTGATGATCGCCTAAATGCTTACATGCAAGATCATGAAAGACGGGCGGAATTTTACGAAGACATGTCGGAAAATCCACTTGCCACTCCCGACCAAGTGACTAGATTTCGTCAGACAGCAAGAGAGCTAAGAGAGAAAGCCGAAATCAATGAGGGTCTCTCTGGAAATACGAATGCATCTGTAGTAGAGAATGCTACCGATGATGCAAATAGCGCAACAGCCCCTGGTGCGAATGAGCCTATTGTCGTACAAGCCCCTGCTCCTGCCCCACAACCACAGCCGGACATTAATGTAGTTGTAGCTATGCCTAAAACTATAGGACCAGAAACAAGATCGGGAATAAGAATGATTGGTATGCTTGGTGATTTATAACATATAAAAAAAAGGGGGACATTGTCCCCCTTCTCAGACTACTAAAGTTAATTAGTCATCTTCAGCCAAAGCGGCAAAATAACTCATTGTATCTTCTTCATCATCGGTATTAGATTTCACTGATACATTAGATGTTGCAGATTGTACAGCAAGCAAGTCCTCAACATCGTCAGTTCCTGATTGAGAAGCGATAGTTTCTGCTGTAGTGACCTTCGCACCCCCAGTAAGAACCTGATTCAGCTTTGCTTTCAACTCATCGTAAGTCTTGAAGTTCTTAGGATCAACAATCTCAGCCAGTGAGTGTTGCTTACCCCAGATTGCTTCAATATCTTCATCTGACTCAGCGACAGGAGACGGAGTTGATTCAAACTCAGACTTATCATAGTTACGATAGCCTTCAACTTGTCGAGCCTTAAGTTTAAAGTTAACACCTTCCCAGAAATCAAACGGATTTACTGGAGTCTCATCTTCAAACTCTGGTTGCATGACATCCTTGATCTTATCAAAGATTTTCTTACCAAACTTGTAAAGCATTACCTGACCTTCATTCTGAGGGTTAGCAGGATCCTTGATTACAAGAATGTTAGCATAGTAGGACAAACGGCGCTTTTGCTTTCGAGCGATTTCTTTGTTTGCTTCTACACCACTGTTCCACAACTCGCTGTTTAGTTCAGACACAGGATCAGGCTGACCCATAGTTGTAAGAGAGTTCTCAATGTACCACTTACCTGTGGGACCTTGAAAGCCATGATTCCAGATACGAACCCAAGGCAGTTCTTCGCCTTTAGGGGGAGCAAGAAAACGAACAACGGCATACCCGTTGCCAACAGAATCTACTGATAGCTTCCATTCGTTGCCATTGTCTCGGCTTTGTTGTTTAGGGGAATCGATCTTTTCGACTTCTTTCATTAAGTTATCGAAAGAGCCTCTTGCCTTGCGCAAGTCTGATAGTGAATTAAACGACATATTTGTTTCTCCGTATAAGCGTTGTATTTTGTGTATGTGTCCTGTATTAGCGGACACTACTATTTATAATGCCTTTCACCAGCGATTCTAATTCTATCACTGATTTGGACAAATGGACGATATTTTTTAATTAACATACTAATGTCTTGTAAAAAGATATCATCGTTTTCTATAGTAACATAATCGTAGAATTTGTCAAGCACTACGAGTGTTTCTAAAGAAATCATTTTACCAAAGTATAGTCTAAACACTAATGGGTGTCTACCTTCTTCGGCTTCAAATGGAGACTGCAATTCTTCTTTCTCCATTTCATAATCTATTTTAGCGAGGTCTTGTTCAAAGTTATATGAGAAGTTATGCCGTGATGACTTCCATTCTGTATATCTTTCTTTTGCTTCTAGGTCAAACAGACCTCCCCATCTATCACCAGAAACAAAGTTTGCGACAAGGAAATCAATCGCTTCCTTTCGTGTGTAGTCCCTAGCAATCTTTCTGAGACTAATCAAATCTTTTCTCTTCATGAATGTTTTTTTACTGGCTCTGACTGCACCCTTTGTTTTTGTTATGTCATAATCTTTTTTTGTAAAGTGAAGTTTAAGTGCTAGGTAAAGCCTGTATACTTCAAAGGGTTCCATTAGTTTGTCTCATATCCTACTGCATAATCATAATCAACATAGTCCTTCTTGCACTTCAGACTACACTCTACCCAAGGGCTGTTCTTCCAACTAGAAAATAACTTTTCCCATAAGTCATGGTTCAATACATCTTCAATACTGCTAGATTTTACTGATAGCTGTTCTCTGTACATTGCAAAAAAACTATCCTTGTAGTTAATTGTCTTCTCTCCATCACTCATTGCAATGTACGGAAATGAAGTCCAACTGCAAGGATGTAATGTGCCATCAGCACTCAGATACATACCTCGATTGCCTACTAAACACAAAGGAAGAATATTGCCCTGTGGCTTAGTCTCATTGTACTTTGTGATATTCGTCTGCATGTAATCATCGATAGGCTGTACTCTATCTGTAATCTGCACTACGCTTCTTTCATACCTGTTTGTTTTGCTTATATACTGCTCGTCAGGCTCTAAGTGGTCGTAGGGTCCATATGTGTCATACTTGCTTGCAAACTTTGTACTCTTAGTCCACTGTACTGAATCGCAGCCATTAAATGTTGCGATATCTTTGATTTTATTCTGATACGACTGATTGAATTTGAAGTAGATCGCCGCCCAGACAACATGTGCTTTGGAAAGATGCCCCATGACTTCCATGCCTAGCATGATACTTTCCCAATTAGAATTTACACGATACATGTTATTTGATTCTTGGTTATACCCATCAACACTGAAATTCACTGTATCATATTCATTTAGAATTGTAGCAAGTTCTTCCCACCAAGTCTTTTTCTTGTACGAGCCATTTGTAATGATAAAAATATGGCATGTTGGTAATATGTTTTTGATGTACTTGCATATCAACAAGAAATCTTTGCAGTAAATAGGATCGCCGATATCTCCGCAGAAAGTAAACCGCTTTACATTTTCTTTTATAAACTGTGGTGTGAATGCTTGACTAAATTCTTCTAAAGTGAATTCGTCATTAGTCCAAGAAGTTGCAGGCAGTTCTGTTCTCGGGCATCGAGGACATTTCAATGTACACTTTGCGCTGATCTCAATATGCCAATGATATAGTTGCCAGCCATAACGGTTGTTCACGGTGCTATCCTGATTCTCTTGTTCTCACTAAAGATAAACTCTGCAATCGCACCAGCAACCTCTTCAGGCAGAAGATGATCCATTGCATACAAGTCATCAATAGGCTTGTGTTTTTCTTTGTGCCTGTTTTCGTTGAAGTTTGTTTTAGTTAGTCCTAAAATAACTTCTTTAACTGTGACACTTGGATGTTCGTATCTTAACATATCGCCGAAAATTTGTAAAGACTTTTTACTGAGGCTGTATGCCAAATCACCAGGATAGAATTTTTCTACATTTGTACTAGTGATATTAACAATAGTGACATTTTCGTTTTCTTGTATTGCTAATTGAGTAAGCCGCATCGCACTAATCAAGTTAGTGTTTAATACCCTGCTCCAGTAGCTCCAGTGCATCTCACTGAAAGGAACTTTACCTCCTAGATCATGCCCAGCGCAGTTGATTAACATATCAACTTTGCCAGGTGATTGTATTCTCTCAGGAAAATCTAAGTCAACAATATCTCGGGTAATAGGAACTATTTGATGTTCGTGTTTCAGTAGTGCAACTAATTCTTTTCCTACACCACTTGAGCATCCTGTAATAGCAATAATCAAAACGGCAACTTGTTCGGCTTATCTTTCATCATATTTAAGTCTTCTGCCTCAACTTTAATTTTTTCTTTAAGCGAAGGAGTAACCAGTTTCTTAACCGACTCAATTTCTATTTCTTGCTTCACACAATATTCTATCAGGATATCAATCAAACTGGAGTTAGTTCTATTAGCCAGCTTTTCAATATATTGAGAAAACTCTACTTGTGTTTTAAATTGTTTTGTAATAAGAAAAACATCCGTTGCAGTGGATTTGTCCTTCATGTCATTATCAACTACTAGTTTGGGCATATCTAATTTTCCACTGTTTAATATAATCGATTACATCAAATTT